CTTTCGTAATCAATTGATTGACAGTTAGATCAGTCATGTTGATCCTCGCGTCTTGGCCCCGCCAGTGGGAGAGGACACTGACAGGGCCTTGACATCACTAGACGTGCGCGATGCCGAACAGACCACCATTGCCGCTGGCATTGATAGTACGATTGGGCATGAACACAGCAGTGATATAGTTGGCGCCATTCATAGCAGCAGTCGGCTGATACGTTCCACGAGGTTCGCCAGTGGAGGTAGTAGCAGGATCGGTGAGATCAGGAGTGATAAGAGTGCCAAGAGCCTGATTTACGCCTGCGAGTGTTTCTGCAAGAACAATCTGCATCCTGTACGGAAGTCCAAGAGCAGAGCCAACGCCGACGTTGATAGTAACAGCGGCGGTAGTCACCCAAGCGATCTTGTCGATGTACTTGAACGCTTTTTTACCGATGACAGGAGTTGCGCCGTTCATAGTTACGGCTTCGGTCATCGGTTGGCCGAGATAGTCACGACCAGTAGTAGTCACGACACCGGTGTAAGCACCAGAAGCAACGTACTGGAGATTACGACCAAAGCCAGGGCCATACGGAAACTCTTGTCCGTACGGAATACCAGACTGAACTGGATCAGTGTTGTCAGTAACAAGCGGGTTGGCACCACCAAGAGTGGCGTTACCAGCAGCAGCGACGGACTGAGCGTTCAGGATAGCAGTAGCGGCCGCAGCGATGACTGGACCGAAGCGAACTTCGTAAGGTCCATTCTCGACAACATCGGCGGCGAAGTCGCAACGAGGAACGTAGTTGTTGTTCCTGCGCGGACGGTAGTTAGCTTTACGTTGTGCCATTTATTAGGTTCCTAACCCCTTGTGGAAGATGAAGTGCGACGACGGGAGGGAGCGATGTCTTCATCGTCTGGGTCTTCTTCCAGAACAATGCCAGCATCGTTCGCGTCACCTTCTTCGCCAAAGTCGTAAGGATCACCGCCGCTATCTACGACATCGCCAGTGTCCATATCAACGAGACGTGGACGTAAGTGGAAACCGGACTTCTTCAACTCCTTCAAGCCAGCAGCACCGCAAAAGCGGATAGAATGTCCAGCTGGAAAGTAAACCATCCAGGTGTCCATTTCTTCTGTGACCATTTCGGATTGAAGAGATCTGGTCTCTTCGTCAATCCAGTTTTTCTGGTATGTAACTTGTGCCTTTTTGGGGCCAACAGTACGATACCGGGCACGCAATCTGCGGGTTGCCATGTCAATCCTCTCCGAGTGACAGTGTTTCTAGTTGTTGACGACGGCGTGAGTACGATACGCACGCCAGATGCAGTATTGTCCTTGCCAGACAATACGGGAACCGCTTGCATCCGTGTCCCACGGAGCGTTGAGCTCCTTAACACGCATGTTGACCTTGCGAAGAATGTGCAAGCGCATATAGGTCGAGTTGATGAAGTAGCACTTGGTAATGCCACAGTCTTCGTCGTAGAGGATCGGAATGTTCTGGTGAGACAGCCCACCAAATCCGAGGTCCATCATACGCTTGCCGTTCGTTGTATCCGAGAGATTGAGAACAACCTTATCTCGAACAGCCGCACGGTACAGACGGAAGATATTACGTCCGGCGAGTATAATATCAGGACGCTCACCCTTTAGGGTAAGATCCATCAAGATATCATCGAACGCCTCTTCAATGTTGGTAGCGTTCAGCGCACCAGTGAATGCATACGAAGAAGTACGCCACTGCGTCTCGGTTCGCGACAGATTACCAACAGAACCAGAAGTCGGATCGTCGGGTATCAGTGATTGCAAGCCAAGAGGATCAGTACCACCACCAGCAGCATAGAGAAACTCAGAGAACTTCTCTTTGATGCTCTCCTCAAGGACCTGCATCTTACCCTTGAGGAGTTTGAAGATCAGCGCTTCGCCTTGGTTTTCATCCTCTTCCTGATCGGAAATGATGACGGTACCGGCTACGCGAGACCAGTTGTACGAAACAGTGGTGAACTCGTTGGTTTGTCCAACGGGAACTTGGTCGTAGTATTCATAGGACGCGATGTTAGGGTTACGCCCAACAGTCAGCGGATTGGTGATGTTGTAACCACCATCTTCATACTCGACGCGATTGGTAGCGAAAGCCCATGCCATAAAGGCATTGGATCGAACCGAAGCCATAATCAGCTTCTTACGCGACTTGTTCAAAGAGGCGGCCAACACAGTGGCCAGAGTAGACATTGGTTCTCCTATTGTCTCGTTGTGTATCCTACCTCTTTCATAGAGGCACGGATGATATCATCAAAAGTTTCTCCGTCCGGTGAGACGTTCGGAGCGATTGGATTGATATCACCAGCGACAGAAGCAGTACGGCCATTAGGCATTGGAGCCTGTTGTTGCGTCTGTCCTGTCGGCGCTGTGTGATTTGCCTGAGCGGCTCTAGCTTCAACTTGCTCTTTCAACGGACGGCTCCAGTCATAGCCTTGGTCGATAGTAGCTTGTTTAAGCTGGAAATACGCAGCGTCTAACGAGACGTTGGGGTGTTTGGTAATGATATCCGCAAGAACTGCGTCGTGTAACACCGCATCAGGGTATCTTGAGAAGAACTGGCCAGTTTCAACTCTGGCGGCTTCTGCAATCTGTTGCGGTGTTTGTTGTTGCGTTCTATTCGGATCTACGTCGTTATCACGACGGGCTAACATCTGTTGGATCGCAAGTGTATCTACTTGGC